CAGCGATGTTTGCGGCCGCGCTGCTCGCCGACGCTCCGTGCAGGGCCGCGATAGGATTGGCCACACTAGAGCAGCAGACGCTCCGCTGCACTTTTCCCATCGCTATTTTGCAAAACACCAGAATTAAATTGCAACACCCTCATTCCCGGCCCCAGATACACAAATAGCGTGCCGCTTCCGCAGCACGCTCGTTTTGCCCGCTTAACTCCTAGTTACCGCTCAGCCTCCACCGAAACCTGCAGCACCGCCGCGCCCGCAGGCGCCAGGAACTGCACCATCGTCGCGGTTGCCCAAGATGCGGCGACCTGCTGGCGTAGCACCACAACCCCAGCCCCCCCCATTGCGACAATGGCGACCCGATAGGCCGTCGCCGGCAGCGGGTCTGATATCAGCACCTGCACTATCTCCGACTCCGCAGCCGCCGGCGGCAAGGGCATGAAGTTTGCCAACTCCTGTCCGCTCAAGACGACCACCAGGTAGGTCACACCGTCCTGCGTGATTGGCACCCCGGTAGGAACACCAGCCGGAGCCGCCGCCAACATCCACACCACCGTAGGTAACATTGCAACCCTTCCTTAACGTCCGAAGTCCCTCTTCGCAGCCGCCGGCCAGGTCGCGGGATCCGGATCCAGGCCCAAATGGACAAACTGACTGCCCCACGTCCGCCGCGCCAGCCGTACCGTCGCAAGCAAAAAATCCTCCAGGTCGCCGGCATCCGCCGTATCCTGGAGGTTCAGAAGCCACATATCGAGACCGCTCTTCGCGCCCACCTTCTCGTCATCGCGCAGCGCCTTCCGGAACTCGGCAAGTACAACCTGCAGTAGTCGGCCGTACTCCGCCTCCCCGATCAATGTGCGAAGGTTTAGCTTAGGCGCGTTGGCGCGGCGCGCCGCCTCCTCGTCGCGCCGCTGCAAATGCATCATCCGCGTCGCGAGCGATCCCAGGTCGCCGGTGTGCATCCGCAAGACCCGGCGAATATCGTCGTCGCTCAATACACTCTGTGATTGATCCGTCATAGTACCATCCTTTCTCAAGACCACCCAACGACCAGGCCGCCCACCACCTGGATTTGCGAGATCGACGACAGGGTGATGGTGCCAGTTCGACCACTGCTGCCGTTTGCGATAAACTGCGTCGCGGAGCATTGTCCAACCTGCCCCGTTACCGAAAAGGTCGTAACACCGGATGCGTTTTGCACAGAGATGTTGCCGCCCCCCACGGCGCCAATGATGCTTACCGCCTGGTTGCCGTTTGGCTGGAATGCCACCAACCCCTCGTTGAACAAAAGCGCTCGATACAGGGTATTGGCGGTGCTTTGCACCATGACTCCGGCATAAGCCCCGTACGCGTTATCGTAGACGTTCCCAAGCGTCGTTATGATTCCGTTCAGGTTCAGCGTCATGGTCGAACCCACAAACGCACCCGCCGTCACCTCGCTCGCCGCAATCGTCACTCCCGCCGCCAGCGCCCCCGCAACCATCTGCGCCGGGCTCTGCGGAGTCACCCACACATTGCCGACGTTTTGGTACAAAACCCCGGTGCTCGAAAGCTGCACCACTGACCCCACCGGGTAATAGCTATTACCACCGGCGATGGTTGGCAGTGACGGCAAACTCTGCACGTTCAAAAAAATCACCTGGCCGCCGACGTTGAACCCAATTGTGCTGCCATTGTTGATCTGCGTCGCCCCGGAGCCAAGAGCCTGCAACCCGTTTCCGAGCTGCAACTGCTGCCCCGGGACCACTGGCTTCAGCGAGCACGAATCGATGTAGAAGTACTTTCCCGCCTGCGTCGCGCTAGCCACCGCAACGCCCACCAACATTGACAGCGCACCAGCGGGCACAGTCCACGACCCACTCAAAATCAGCCACGATCCCGCAACGCAGTTGACGTTTCCCTGGCTGGTACCCTCGCCCGGTATGATGTTTTGGCACGCGTCGTCAGAGTAGAAATTGACCGCGATATAGAGCTGCCCGGCGACCATCCCTGCGTCTTCGTCGCACCAGAATTGAGCTAGCCACTGGTCCCCCGGTTTGCACTGGAACTGCTGATATGCCACCGCAAACTGTGTGGCTGGCAATTGGAGCGACCCCGATCCAGACAAGAACACTGAGGTGGATACCCCGAAAACGCCTGAGGTCCCCCACCCCGTAAGTCCCTGCTCGAATCCCGGATTAACGAATACATTTCCGGTCTGGTCTGTGCCCACCGCCAGCGCCCCGCCCGAGTTTACGATCAGCGGGGAGGCAATCGCCGACAGCCGAGACACCGGAATCGCGCCAGCCGGGATCGCCCCGAAATCCTGTAGCGAGCTGGTCGCCCCGCCAGGCCACTGCTGCAACACCGCGTAGGTCGGATCTTGCCAGCCCGGCTTATTAACCATGCCGCCCGACGTATAAGCCCCGGGATTTGCGCTCATCGCGTAGCTGATTGTTGTCCCGGTCACAGCCGACACCGTGACGATCCCGTTGAAGCCCACCGGCGCCATGTCGCTGATGTAAGCGGTTTGCCCCACCGAGAACGCGTGCGAACCGATGGTGAGCGTTGCAACGCCGCTGGTCCACGATGCCGCCGTCACCCCGTAAACCGGGTCTGCCGCCGATCGGCTGACTCCGTACACCTTGTAGCGCGTGAAGGTCTGTGTGGTTCCAGCCGGCAGATAGCCGCCATTGAGCGGAGGGAACACATGCTGTTGCCCGTCGTTCCCGCACGTCTGCCACTGCCGCTCCGTGGCGATCGGGCTGTTACTCGTCGGCACGCCGGCGGGGCCCGGATTGCCGCTGCCGTCGCAGTTCTGAACCGTGATAATGTACCATGCGCAACTCGAATCCGCGGACCCCGGCGTCTGGACGGTGAGGGACTGCTGCCAATACTGCCATCCGGTCGTCGGATCCGTCACCGGCGTCACGGGAGAGATGCCCAATGCCGCCCCGTTAGCCGCCGGCGGACCAATCACTCCCACCGTGCACGTCGCGCTCACCACGGCCCCCGCAGGCCCGGCATCCACGTATTGACTGAGCGACCACGCCCGCGCCTTGAAACTCTGCGCCGTGGTCTGCACCAGAAAGCCCGCTACCGTAATCGTCGTAACGAAGTAGGTGTGCGTCCCGTCCTCATCGACGCGATCGCTGGCATAGATCCCGGCCCCCGCGTCGAACCAGGTTGATCCGCCATCCGCCGACATCTGCACATGCAGCATCGTCCCCAGCGCAAACCCGCCGGCCGGCACAATTGACTCCTCGATCGCCACCTGCAAACTGGTATACGTGGTCTGGTCCGACAGTTTCAGCGTCCGCGGCCCCACTTCCGTCAGTGTCACGCTGTACGGTGCTTCGGGAGTCGTCGCAGACCCGGAGCCGCCCGTCCCATTCGGCACCGTCAGCGCCGCCACCGTGTAACTGCTCACCGTTGGCGCGTTATCGACATTCAGCGGCACCACCGTCGGCGTGAAGCTCAGCGCGGCGCCGCTGGTCGGCTGTGGGTACACCACACTCGCCCAGCTCAAAACCGCGTTCGCCGTGAACGGCCCCAGGAACCTGTACACCGTGGTCGCCACGCCCGCGGCCGAGGTCATCACCACGTCGATCTCCGCCGTGTTCCCGGGCGCCGGGCCCAGCGTCACAGTGCCCGAAAACTGGTAGTACGGTTGGCCGCCAATGTTGATACCCAGTGTCACCCCTGCCGTGAATCCGCCCACGTCCGGCGCCAGCGGATTCCCCAGCGAATCCACCGCATAGGGCCCCTGCCCCGTAAAGCACTTGGTGGTAATCGGCGACGGCCCGATCTCGTTCGAGACCCAGCAATCCGCCGCCACCAGCGCCTGACCCTGGAACGGAATCTGTCCAATCACCGTCGGCCAGGCCGGCGTCCCATACGCGAATTGCGGCAGTGCGAACACCACCGTCACCGCGGTCACCGGCCAGATCTTCGCGCCCGACGCGTGCGCCGCGGCCGTCGATGCCTTCTGCGCGCGCGTAATCGCCGAGCCGTTCGAAGCCGTCACCAGGACGATCTCTTCGTCGATCGCCACGTAGCTCGGCTCCGTCTCAATCAGCGTCTGCGGCGTATTCCCATCGCTCGCCGAGCACGTCACATGCACGGCCGTGTTCTGCAGCGCCGTCAGCACCACCGTCGATCCCACCGCCGTCGCCTCGGCGTTCGGATCCCCCTCCGCATCGATCAGCGCCGCCAGCGCCGCCGCAATCGTCGCTCCCGTGTCCTCTGTCTGCTGCGAGTACTCGTACGTCGCCGCGCCGATCCCGATCGAGTGCACGTATCCGGGACCGATCGTCACGCCGCCCGTCGTCGTGTTGTAGAACGTGAACGCGACCGATCCCGGCGTCGATGCCGGCAGCGCCGCGCTCGCGCTCAGCGCCGTTGCCCCCGCCGTCAGCGCGGCTGTCAGCGTCGCAGCCGGCCCCGCGCCCTCGGCCACGTAGTACAGTATGAAGGTCGCGAAATCGATCCCGTCCGTATTGGCCGCGCCCGCAATCGTCAGCTCGCCGATTACGAGTTGCGAATTCGTCTCCGCCGCCGCGAAGTTCGGCGTACCCGGCACGCCCGTGTCTTCGCTCTCGCCAATCATCGCCACCACCGCCGGCCCTCCCGGCAGCAGCGGCGCTTCCGCGCCCGTCCCGATCTTGCGTGAGCTCACCGCAATCACGGCCGTGGCGCTTGTGACCACCCACCCCACGCACGCGTCCGTGCTCACCGTCGGCGTCGAGCTGCTCTTCCAGTACCACCCGCTCGCCGACGAATAGAACAGCCAGCTATGCTGCGACGCCGGCGCCGCGGGCAGCACCGGAGCCGTCGCCGGCGCGTATATCTGCCCCTGTGCGAATAGCACGCCCTTGCTGATCGTCGGCACCAGTTCGTTGCCCGTCAGCTCGAACAATGTGACCGGCTCCGTCACACCGTCGCTAGCCATGCAACTGATGGCCGCGCCCGTATTCTGCCGCGGCGACAGTGTCAGTACGCCGCCCGCGGCCGTCGCCGTCACCAGCGGATCCGGAGCGCCGTTGATGGCGTTCATCAGGTACGTCGCCACCGTGCTCGGCGTGTCGCCATTCTGCTGCACGTAGGCGTAGGTGTTTCCGCCAATTGTTACCCAGTGCTGGTACCCCGTGGCAATCTGAATCAGCACGCCCAGCACCGTGATGTTCGAGTTTTGGAACACGAACGACACCGAGTTGCCGGTACCCGCCGGCGTTCCGGAGAAATCCGGTGCCCCAAGCGCAAACCCGGCGACGACGCCCTGCCGGTAATAGGTCGGAGCTGCGAAGTAGGTCGGCATCTATCTCGCCCGCGCCTCGCACTCAGGGCACCTGTGCGCCCCTTTGCCGATAAACCACCCTGATTTGGACGCAATCCCAAACAGGTCCTCGCCTATGTTGCGCTGAGTCGAGCGAGCCATCCTGCCGTCATGGCCAGCCCGCACCATTGACCTCACAGCCAGTGCCCGCCGGCAGACGTCGCACAACAGTTCTATGGAATAGACGATCATCGGCTCCTTTGCGCGTGCGTAATCACCTTCAGGATGCCGTCGTTCGTGTCCTGCTCCGACGTCTTGTAGTAACTCACATTCGTCGTCACCAGGCCGGTCACCTCGCTCACATCGGCGCCGAGTTGCAGCAGCATGCCCGAGCCCGTGGTTGCCCCCCTCGGCGGTGGCGTCATTGTCCCGTTGCACGGTCCCGTCGCCGAGCCCGTCCAATACCACGAATGCGCGAATCGCAGCTCGCTCAGCGAATACTGGTACCCGTCCGCCGGCGACACCGGCAGCACCACCGTCTCCCCGTTCCGGTAATAGCCGTAGAATTGCTCGTTTCTCACGGCCGCGAATTTCGCGTCGTCGTTCAGGCTGGTCATCAGCGCGCTCGTCGCCGGATTCCCGGCCGCGAACGACGTGTCTGCCAGCTCCACAAACCCAGGTTGCGTTCCCAGTGTCAGACTCATCTCAGTACCACGTCCCCGTTCCAATCAGCAGCGGATTCGTGCCGCCCCACGTATACGCCCCCGGCCGCCCCGTCAGCCCCGTGTCCAGCACTTTGTATTGCATCGTGCCGCTGGCATAGTCCGGCTGCCGGTCGATCACCTCGTAAATCCGGTTCGTGACGCCAAGGTTCCCCGTCGTCAGATCGGGCATCTTAGTGTGCGTCAGCGCGACGTAATCGCCCACCCATACGGGTAAGGTCATCAGAAACGCACGCAGCGTTAACAGCGGCGCGCCGCCCTTGATCCCCGGCAGCGCGCCGCTGAACCGGTTGAACAGCATGCCCGTCACCCACTCGGTCCACGCGAACGCGCCCAGCTCGCTGCGCAGTCCCTCGCTCGTCACGCTGAACTGCTGCCCCTGCCCGTACTGCGAAATCGACGTCGCCTGCAGGTATGTCTCGTAATTCGCGTATCCATCGCTGTTCGCGTCGAACTCCCAGATGGCCTGGTTCACAATCGCCTGCCGGTCGCACTCCGGAAACGCAATCAGGTTGCCCTCGTTGAACGTGAAAACCGGTGTCGCGCCGGCCGCCGGCGGATGCTGTGCCCGCAACGAGAGCTGCCCGCTCGCCAGCACCACCTGGTATAGTCCCGATGGCTTGAATAACTCCGTTTCCAAAAACTGCTTCGCGTCGAAGCTCTTTGTGATCGCGAACTGGAACGGCCGCCACGGCCCAAACAGGTTCTGTGCCGGCGAATCCAGCGCCTGGATCCCGGCCAGGTCGAGCTGCGCCGGGCTGAGCCCCAGCGCAAACAGCGTCACCGCCTGGTAGATCTCGCACGCCGTCCCGCACAGGTACCATGGATTGTCGTCGCTGAGCGGGTAGCCGTTCTCCGGGTGCGAATAGATCGTGATCTTCTCGAGAAGCTGCAGATCCCGGCACACGAAGTTGAAGCTCGTATAGCCCGACGTCGGGTTGATCTTGTACAAAATGTAGCTCTGCACCACCGCGAAGTCGCTCCAGGCCAGGCCCGGATACCCCACCAACAGCGTCACCGCCGAACCTTCCAGCGTGTTCTCGCCGACCAGTTGCCGCACCGCGCCGCCGATGTCGATCACCTCGCACGTCAAATCCCCGATCGACGACGACCCATTGATGATGTCGATCGACTGCGCGCCGCCCTGCGGTGTCTTGAGCCACGGCTCGTAGCTCGGGTAGCCCGTGATTCCCCACGCCGACAGCGGATGCGTCGTATACACCGTCGCCTGGCCCGCGATCGCAAACGCATAGATCGGCATCTTCGCCGTCTTGGCATTCGCCGTGTTCCAGTTGGTGGTGGTGGTAATCATCTATCGAGCCACCTGCACGCTTCCACGTACATCTCCATCGATCCCATCCGCATGGTGGCCAGCAGTTTCGCCTGCGTCGAAGGCAGCAGATCGCTGAAGCACTCCCAGCACAGCGGCTTTCCCGCGCGCTTATTAGTGCCGCACCTGCAATACAAGGCCGCCAAAATGTTCTCTGCGCTCTCTGCCCCCTCTGCGCTCTCCAGGGTTTTTCCTTCCAGTCTTTCTCTGCGCCTCTGCGCCTCTGCGGTGAATAGCTTTTTCACGGCGTCACCCCGTAGAATCTCCGCAGCACGATGTCCGGACCGCTGGGGCACTGCGAATCCTGGAGTATCCGGAGCAGCAGCTTCGCGCCGTACTTTTTCGGCGCGTTCCGCTGCGGTTTCCAGCCCTTGTCCTCAGCCACGCAATTGTAGTTATCGCCCAGGGTGCTGCACGGATAAAACTGAAACGTCCCGCCTGCCAGTGCGAACGCCTCGAACGACGCCCAAGCCGACAGGTCGTTCTGCAGAATCATGTGGGGCATTTCCATCGAGATCAGGATGTCGAGGTTCTCCACCACGCGTTCCCGCGCAATCCCCGAAGTGGCCAGATTATCGTGCACCCGCCCGTCCCAATACGGGCAAAAGTTCACCGGCGGATACGCGAACGTCAGCGTCACATTGCCCGAGCCCGGATTGTAGACAATCTGCGGTGTCACTTGCCCTCCAGGGCCTCGATCCGCTCATGGAGCGTTGCTATCACACCCGCCTGGCGCTCGATCGTATCCAGCAGCGATTGAATCGCGCGCGCGTGCTGCGCCCGGTAACCCATCCAATAGATGAGCCAGTCCGCCATCTCTTCGTCGGCTTCCTCGCCGAGACGCCGCTTATCCCCGGCCGTCAGCGGAGGGCCATAGCGTTCCGTGCCCACAGCCTCTCGCCTCCGCAGCAGCTCGATTGCCTGTTCGACGCAGCTCACTGGTTCACCTGCACTCCCGTTTTCGTGTTGGTCGCCGTAAGCTGCACGTCCTGATTCATCACCGCGTCGTTCAACATGCCGGCGAGCTGGCTCACTCCCGACGTGCCCACCACATGCCCCCACACATTCACCGTCACATGCGGCCCGCTCGCGGCCGTCGGCGCGCCCACCGCTCCCGATTGCCCGTTCGCCTGCAGTGCCCGCGTATTCGCCGCGTCCGTGCCCAGCCCACCGGACCCAGTACCCGCTCCGCTGCCGGCCCCTCCGCCCGGCCCTCCGGCCGGCGTCATACTGCGCCCGATCAGCGCCGCGCCCGTGCCCACCGCTGCGAAGATCGCCGCAGCCGTGAACGCCTGCACCGCGCCGGCCTCGTTGCCCTCGGCCAGGTCAAGAAACCCCAGCGCCAGCGAGTAGATTGCCTGCCCGTACGCCTGCCCCGCCAGCGATTCCAGCGTCGCCTCCATGGCCGCCTTCATCGCCGCGCCGATCGACTGCTTGTACATGATCGCGTGCGCGATGTTGGCGCCCATCCCCTGTGCCATCTGCTGGAAAGCCTTCTGCGACATTTCGTTCAGGCTTTCCATGGCAGCCTTCACCATCAGCAGCGATTGATTGGTGCTGGTGGCCCATTCTTTCGACAGGGCCTCATTGCCGCGGATCGTCGTCGCAAACTTGTCGCCGAACACGCCCTGCCATCCGGTCGAGTTCTGGAGCTGCTGCAAATCCTGCTGCTCTTTGGTGTACAGCCCCTCGCGGATCGCCTGGAACATCAGGTGGATCTGCGCCCGCTGTGCCTCGCTGGTGGCCGTCGCCAGCGTCTTCTTTTCCTCGGCCGCCGTGAACTTCGCCACATCGGCCTGGTATTCGGCCGCGATCTGCTGCCCGTGCGTCTGGTGTTCGCGCTCGATCCGTTCAAGCTGCTCACCCAGCCGCGCCATCTCCTGGTCGTACGCGGCCTTCTCGTCGGCCGCAATCTTTGCCAAGCCGGCCTTGCGCAGCGCCTCCAGCGCCGCCTCGTTCTGTGCAGTCAGCGCTTCCTTCTTGCGCAGCCCCTCGATCTCCAAATTGATTTCGCGGTTCCAGTCCGCGGCCTTCTGCTCGTAGCTCCGCTCGCTCTGCGCGCGCATCTTCGCCGCAATCTCGTCGCCGCCCTTCTCGATTGCCGCGATCCCCTCGTCGGTGATCTTCTGCCGCGCCGCCTGCTCGTACGCCGCCAGCCACGCCAGGTTTATTGCGGTGTCGGTGTGCTCCTTCTCCATCGCTTCCCGGCGCCTGGTCACATCCATATCCAGCAGCCGGTTCTTGATGTCGAGCGTCTGCTCGCCCTGCCGAAGCACCAGCTCCTCCAACTGCTGTCCGGCGCGCTCCACCGATTCGTACGCCTTGCTGTCCGCCTGCCCTTGCAATGCGTCCTTCAGAGCCTTAAACGCATCGTTGAGAGGCCCCAGCGCCGCCGCCTGCGCCGCCGCATCCTCGGCGCTCAGCTTGCCTTCCGCATGCAGCCGCTGGTACTGGCCGTACACCTTGGCAAGCTGCTTATCCAACCCGTCGAACTGCGCCGCCAGGCGTCCTTCCTCGCCGCCCGTTTCCAGCGTTTTCGCGGTCACTTCCTCGAGGAGATCCGTCAGACCGGTGAAGCTTTCCTTCACCTTCGCGGCTTTCGGCGCCAGATCGTCCAGCGGCTTGCCGGCGTCCCCCATCTTCGAAAGCGACTTTGCCAGCTCGCCGATCCGATCCGCGATGAGCTGGTTATTCATCATCCAGCTCCGGAGAAACTGCCCCTGGCCCAGCTCGCCGTGTTTCACGGTCTCGATCAGCCCGGCCCATATGATATGCAGCCGTTCCATGATGCCGACGGAGTTGCGCCCAACCTCCACATCGAACGCTTCCTGCGCGGCCTTCGCAGCTTGCACCGCGGCTTTGTATTCGTTCACCGCCACCACGTCCTTCGTGGTGATCGTCAGCCCCAGCTCCGCGCACTCACGCTCGAAATCCTTGATCCCCGCCGCGCCCAGGCTCAGTATCCGGATCAGCTCCGCTCCGCCGCGTCCGAACAGATCCCGCGCCACGGCCGTTTTTTCCACCTGCGAGCCCAGCCCCTTGAACCTGTCCGCCACCAGCTCGAGCAGCGGCATCATGTCCTTCTCGCCGGCCTTCACCTGCTCCTGCGAAATCCCCAGCCGCTGGAACGCCTTCTGCTGTACCTCGCTCCCTTCGCCCGCCTTTACTACCGTGGTGGCAAAGCGCGTCAGCCCCGTCACCAGCGCGTCGTAGCTGGTGTTCGTTTCCGACGCCATGAATTTCAAACCGCTCATCTGCTCGGTCGAGATCCCGGTGATCCGCGAGCCCCGCTCCACCTCGCTCACGTACTCCGCGTACGAGTTGGTGGACTCCCGCATGATCGCGCCCAGCCCCACCGCGGCAGCCGCCACCGCGGCCGTCGCCGCCGTCATGGCGCCCTGCACCGTGCCGATGTTGCCGAAGACGTCTTTTGCCCAGTCCTCGAACTCGCCCTCCAGATCTCCCAGGTCTTTCGACAGCAGCGTCCGGAATCGCTTGATGTTGTCTTCCGCGTCGTCGCTATTCGCGCCGATCGAAAACAACAGATTCGCCGTGGAGTCTATAGGCATACGCGCTCAACCGGCCCGTCAGTCTCTTCCTTCTGCAGCTCGATCGTCCGCGGCACCCCCGCCAGGTCGAACGCCAGCGCCAGCACCGGATCGTCGATCCCCAGGAGCGCCGACGGTCTGCAGCAATACAGCTTTGCCGCCGCCAGCAGCGCCGCCATTCGGTCGCCCTCCACGAAAGGGCCGCAACTCCGCAGCCTCCTTAAGCCGCATGGACCACGCGATAATGAACATCCAGTCCGCGTCGCCGATCTCACGCGGATGAATCTCGTTTATCCCCGGCTCCAACGAAATCGCCGGATCCAGACAGCAATAGATCAGCAGGTCGCGCATGATCGTCGCGATCTTCTCCGCCTCCTCATCGCTGATGTTTTCGGCGCCCACTTCCTCGGCCCGCGCGAGCGCCGTTGGCAGCATCCCCCACTGCGCGAACTGCACCGGATCCGGCCGCCTGGCCAAAATACTCATCCCCGAAGGCAGCGTCAGCACCACAGCCCTTTCCCGCGCCGCCTGTTTGGTCTTTTCTCTCCACTCGTTGGCCGTCATAAATTGTCCTTGGAATTTACCGCAGAGACGCAGAGACGCGGAGAACGAACCCTATTACCTCTGCCCCCTCTGCGCTCTCTTTTCTTTGCATTTCGTTTTTCTCTGTGTCTCTGTGTCTCTGCGGTGAGATTTACACTAACCCGTTTTCGTGGAAGATCCCGATCTGCCTCCCCGCCGTCCTGGTCACATCGCTCTGCCCCGTGAACTTCACCTTATACGTGCTGGTCTTGTTTCGCTGCGCGGTCCACGAAATCCCGTCGGCCGCGTTCACTCGATACAAACACCCCACCACCACGTCCGTCGTCACCGTCCGCCGTGGCGCAATCGCCGCCAGGCAGATCGTCGGCGGCTGGTTCGTCCCACCGAACGTGCACTGCGCGTAGTTGCCCGCCGAGAGCGTATAGTTCCCCACTCCCAGGGCCGTGGCCAGGTTTGTCATCGAACTCTGCAGTAGCTCCACTTCGAAGCTCGCTTCCAGGCTCTCCACATACGCGTCCACCGGCCCGTCGAATTGGTCTGCCTTGATCAGCCCGATCTTCGGCGCCACGCTAAACGTCAGGGCGCCCGCCGTCATGCCCAAATGCACGGAGTTCGCGTGCACCGTCGAACTGGGCGTCAGCGTGGCCGCGTCCAGCGTCACTTGCTGCACCGCGTCCGTCGGCGCCGGCGACACGACCCAGAAGTCCACCGGCCCCTGGTAGATCTGCGCCGCGTCGAACGCCTTCGCCGTCGGCGTTCCGCCCGACGCGTTCACCAGCGTCTGGTAGACAACCCCGATGTTCTGCCCCAGCGTCCTCGTCGGGTCGCTCAATCCCTGAAACTGTGCCTTGTAGCTCGCCGCCTTCGCGCGCCCCAGCGCCAGCGCAAATCCACTCATCGAGACACCGATGTACAGCACGCTCACCACGTATTGCTGCGCGTTCTGCCGCGACGCCGAAATCACCGCCAGGCAGGTCTTCGGCACCGTGAACGTCCCGCCCCACGTCACCTGCTCGTATGTCGTCCCCGACGACGGGTTGGCATTTGTGCCCGTGGTATACGTCCCGACGCCCAGCATCCGCTGCAGCTTCTGCGATTCCACCTGCGCCAGGTCCGCCTCGATCTTCGCGTCCAGTTCAGCCAGGTACGAATCGATCGGCGCCTCGAACTGATCGGTCTGAATGTTCGCGATCTTCGGCTTTACGCTCGTCGTCACCGCCGACGCGATCGCTCCCAGGTGCACCGACCCCGGATGCGTCGTCGCGTCCGGCGATCCGTCCGACGCCAGCACCAGCCGCACCGCCGAGTCCGTCGGCGCCGCCGTCACCGGTATCGCCCACAAATCGCCCGGTCCCTGCACAATCTGGGAAACGCTGTAGTTCTTGCTCGTCCCCGCCATCTATTTCACCCCCGCGGTCTCCACGCGCACCAGCGCGTGGGCATAAAGTTTCGCCGTTGCCATGTCCAGGCTCACCACCTGGCCGTATTCGTACACGCGCCCGTCCACGTCGATCGGCAGCAGCACGCGGTACTCTTCCGTTGTCGGGCTGGCGCTCGCAATAGGAGCGCCTCCCAGGTTCTGTTCGCCTGTCACTCGTATACCTCCACCAGTAAATGCAACTCCGGGAACTTCGCGAAGCCCCCGTCCTTCAGGTGCGAGTACAGCGGCCCGTAATCGTGCCCCTGCACAAACACTCGGGAAAACTGCGGCAGCCACGCCGCGCCCTCGATCGCCTGGTCGATCGCCAGCATGTAGCTCATGGCGTCCGCCGTCACCTGGTCCGGATCCATCCCGTTCACGCCAAACTTCACCGTGAACAGGTTTTCGGAGTGCGACGCGCCCACAATCTCCGGATCGAACCCCGAACTCCGTGGCATCACCGCCGCCGGCGGCCAGTTGATTACCACGCCGGTCCACGATTGCTTCACGTCCGCGAACGGCGCCAGCGTGCCCAGGTTGGCACTCTGCAGCACACCCACCAGCCAGCTCACAACCGGCGCGATGAATTGCGGATTAGCCACGCGGCTTCCACCCCTTTGTCCAGATGTCCCGCAGCGTTCGCCATAGCACTATGAACCAGTTCATCGTTAGCTCCCCATGCGCGCGGCCGTCGCGATCGTCCTGCCCATCGCCGCCAGCCAGCAGCCCACATCCACGAACGCAAACAGGATGGTCATCGGCTCGTTGCCGCGGTCCCGATACTCGCGCACCGCAAATCCCGCGGCGATCGCAACGATGATAAAAACGGCCGTCATTTCATCCCCGCCCACACCGCCCAGGCAATCCCAAGCATGCAGAAGATCAGCACCGCCAGCACTGCAATCGTATCCGCCATTACTTCTTCCTCCCCACAAACCGCCCGCGCTCGTCGCGTTCCCGCTCCGGCGCATGTCTGCCGTGCGTGCCCAAATTCTGATGCCCCGCCGGCCGCGTCGAAGCCTTGTATCCGGCCATCCGGCTCACATCCAGCGGGCTCCATCCGCCCGTCCGGAATCCCGACTGCGACGCGATCGTCACCAGGTACATCTGGACGTGGTGCATCACCGCCCGCTTGAACGTCTCCGGAAACACCAGCTCCGGCCGCGCCGGCATGTTCTCCGTGCCCACCTGGTGGTACAGCGCGTATGGCAGCAGCGAGCCCAGCGTCAAGCTCTTGCGCTCTTCGCGCCTTACCCCGTTCGTCGAGTTCGGATTCGTCAGCGAGTCCAGCAAATCGCCCGACCGTTCCAGAATCTTCGCCCCCGGGTAGTGTTCTTCCTTCCAGCCGGCGTACGCCGGAGACAGCGGCTCCCACGATTCGCCGCCCTCCGCACCCTCGCTCTCGAACTGGTCTTTCATCTGTGCGTAGAAGTCGTCTTCGATCACCGCCCAGATCGGCCGGTAGTCCGCGATGCCGTCGGCGAAGCGCGCAATCCCGCGGTCCATCGCCACCTGCCCCGCAACTTCCAGCCGAAATCGAAACATGCTATTGCAACTCCCCCGTCAGCGCCTCGATCTTCGCCACGTACGCCACCGTCTCGCCCGCGCGCTTCCCAGTGACCCGCGCGAGCACCGCCGCCACGCTCTGCCACACCATCTTCCCGGCCAACTCGACCGCGCGCGCGATGTTGCCGGGGCCGGCGTTGTACGCCGCCAGCGCCAGGTCCCTCCGGTCCGCCGGCGCCGGCGCCGCAAACCGGTCTTCCTCCATCCGGTCGTACATGGCCGCGCCCTGGATCGCCGATTCCGGATCCAGCGGATTCACGCCCAGCCCCTTCGCCGTGGCCGGCATAAACTGCATAATCCCCACCGCGCCCGCACTCGACACCTGGTTTTCTTCGCACCCGCTCTCCGCGAGCGCCTGCGCCTCCAGGAGGTGCCAGCTTTCCCAGGGCAGGTAAAAGCTTGTCCACCGCTCGAAAGCCCCGCTGTAGACAGCCGGACAGCTCGGGCTGGCCGCCTGGCCGGTGTTAGCGGATAGTGCTAAGCACAGCCAGCACAACCAGGCCATAGAGAATCGCGATCGCATAGTTTCCTTTCCGCAGCTCCGCCGCCGTGTCCACGGACCGCAGCCACCACTTGTCGATAACGAAGATGATGGCCGCGAGACCGGTCCCGAGTGCCAGCACCAGCCGTATCCACCAGATCAGCAGCATCACCAGTTGCGCGCTCAAGGGCATCTACTTCCCCTCCTCTGCCGTCCGCGCAGGCACGGCCTTGTTCGTGAAGTACCCGCACAGCCCAATGGTCGCCGCGGCCGTAAAGTTCCCCACGTACGCCTGCGCCGCCGCCGCCAGCACTCCCAGCAGTGTGGTATGTCCGTCGTGGTTTTCCTTGGTCGCCAGGTACCCGATTCCCCACACCGCGATGCCGGATGCCACCATGGCGATTTGCTGCGGATCTCCCGCCAGCAGCTTCGCCCAATCCAGATCCTTGATTGCCAGCAGCACACCCGCGATCGCGCCCACCACGGTGGTTTGCGTATTCTTGTCCGTGGCCAGCGATCGCACCAGGTCCTTCACCACCGCCGCCGCAACCCTCAGCTTCAACGCGTCAAGCATGTCTTTTTCCTCTCCGCCTCGGCCCTGTACCTCACCACCGCCGCCACCATCCTTCGGAGTCCGCTGTCGTCGTCCACCATTGCAATCGCCAGGGCGTCGATCGCATCCGGAGCGCAGAGTGCCTCGATCATCCGGTCGCGCACCGCCCGGTCGCCGATCCCGGCCCGCCAGAGCACGCCATCCATCTCTTCCACTTCCGTAATCGCCCGCCCCAGCGCCGTCATATCGGTCTCCTTAAAACGTCTTCCGGAATTCCACCCCGTACACCGGCTTGACCTCCGTTGCGGTGATCGCTGTGTATAGAAACTTCAGCACCACAGGCAAATGCATCTTGCCCTTCGAAAGCGCGTACCCGGCGTCGTAGCTCACCGCCACTCCCCCCGCGAACATCGCCGCGGTCACCGTGCCGCTCGTAGTCGTCGATTGCACCGCGCCGATTGCGCCCTGCCCGATGAAATCGAAATTACCGCTGTGCGCCAGGTGGTACTCCAGCGTTTCGGTCACCGTGGCGTCGGTGGGCGCCGTCGCGCTCGGCCCCACGCCGCTGCTGATATCGGTGTTTAGAAACGCGTTCGAGCACTGGCCGGTCTTTACGCCGAACCCCGTGCTCACCGACGGCGACTTGCCATAGTAATCGTAGTAAGCGCCCCCCGACGCAAAATAGCTGAACGGAGGGGTGCTTCCCGCCGCGCAGGTAGTCGTCGTCTGCGCCCCCACCGTCGCCGCCAGCATCGCCAGCATCGTCACTATCCATCCAAACTGCCGTAGTAAATTCTTCACGTCGTCTCTCCTCAAAACACTTTCTCTGTCCGGAACAGCGGCCGGTCTCCGGTCGCTGCCGCCAGTTGCGGCGTCGGCGCCACCGTCGCCGCCGATGGATCGAAGAACTTGTCGTAATCGCCGTCGCGCAGCATCGCCCTCTGCTCCTGGTATGCCGTCCTCAGGCTCTTACTGACGCCCCACTCGCCCGTACCCGAAAACTGCGCGCCCACGGCCGCCGCCAAACGCGCCGCGGCTCCCAGCCGGTTGATCATTTCGGCCACATCCGCGGGATCCGGATCCCCCGCCGACGCCGGCTGCTGCCAGGTCGATGGGTCCAGGCTCAATCCGCGCCGCATCATCTCGGCCGAAATCTCCTGCGCCACGCTGCGGATCCATCGCTGGATCTGATCGTCGGTGATCGTTCCGCCGCGTTTGAATCCCGGCACCTCGCCGCACACCGCATCCACACTCGTCCACGATTGCAGCGTCGTGTCGGTGAACTGCGCAGTGAACATCACCACGCCGCTGGTCGATTGGTCCGACCCCAGCACGAACACGGCGACCTGCATCGTCGTCCCATCCGGCCCCGCCAGGTCTGCCGGTATAGCGGCCGTCAACGTAGTACTGTTAACCAGCGTCGTCGGCACCAGCGTCGGACAACCCACCTGGGAGCCGGCGTCGAAGCCGGCCCCCGTCAGGGTAATCACCGTCCCGGGGGAACCGGAGGTCGGTGCAATCGATGTCAGCGATACGCTCATGGGTCAGCTCTACGCGCCGACCTCGCCGCCGGAGTCAACCGACGACGTGTTCTTGTAGAGGATTCCCGCGCCGCTCGCCGTCAGCGTCTGCGCGTAGTACTTGCTGACGTCGATCACCCAGCGCTTCTGATCCTGGTCGTACCATTTCTCCACGATCCGGCCCATCACGCCGGTGTTCCACAGGAAGGTTGTGGCCAGGTTCAGCTTGCGCCGCCCCGCGCCCGGATCCCGGTAGAACAGCAGCACCAGGTCGCCCCAGATGTAATCGAGCGCGTGCGCCTCGCCCTCGGGCACCGTGTCGTACATCGCCTCCGCCACCAGGACCGTGGGAATTTCCAGCTTCTCGCTGGCCATCTCCGGTGTGATCTGTTTGTCCGGCGCCAGCACCGTCGTGCCATAAATGTGCTTTAGCACGTTGGGGTTGTTGCGGAATGCGCGCCAGGCCGGCCGTCCGAACAAAATCGTATTCGGCTGCCGTCCCACCGCTTTGGCCACCGTTTCCTTCTGCAAATCGAAAAACGCGATTGGATCGGTGTTCGCATTGTCGAGCTGGTACTGCCCGGCCGAACCGCCGAATACCGCCGTCGAAAGGTCGTACGACGTGCAGTTGGCTTTCAGCATGTCCACCAGGTTGCATTCCTGCGCCAGCAGCACCTGGTCGGTGGTGACTTCCGTGGTGTCGATGTCCAGGTCGATCGCCGGATCGGCGTTCGCCGGCCCCTCCCAGGGGTACCAGCCGCGGATCATGTGGCCGTCGGCGTAGTACGGATTGCTGCTCACCGTCCAGCCGGTTTCCTTCGGCCGCGAGCCCGGCGACCGCAGATCCTGCCTGCGCCGGAAACGCTCGAAACCGTACACGAAGTACTTGTTGCTCTGCTTGTCCGCGGGCGCCACCGGTGCGACCGTCTCCGCTAAAAACGCCGCGTTAGTGTACGCGATCGACAGGTTCGTCAGAGCGTAATTGATGTGGATCTGCGAGAGGTCCAGGTTGCCCATGCTCTCGCTGGCCACCAGGGGTCCGGCGCCGCGCCCCGCGCGCAGCGCCTTTTCGAATTCGATTCTCCGTTTCAGCTTTTCGGGTATCTGTGCCGTCATGCGTCTCCTCCTCCTAGCTCACCGCCAGCGCGATCAGCTCCGGCTTGATGTACACGTAGACGATGTCCCCGACATTCGCCACCGTGTTTTCCGCCGTCCCCACCACATTGAACACCTTGGCGGGGTTGTTCAGACCCGACGCCACCACGGTCTCCACCGAGTACACGTCGCCGGCCGTGCTGTTGATTGCGACGTGGTCGCCCCGGTTGATCGCGCCCCCTGCCACGGCCGCCGAAATCCCCAGCCGCATCACCGGCACGCTGCCGTTCTGGTTCGCCTGCGACGCCTGGGTGAACCCCAGAAACTGCGCCGCGTTCTGCGCCGTCGGCAGCTTGCAACTGCTGTCCGACGCGCCCTGTACCACCGCCGCAAACTGCGTCACGCCCGTCGAGTTGTCGATCGAGTATGTGACGCTGAGTAAATTGATAGCTCCGCCCGTCATGGCCTAATTACCCCCCTTCTTTCCCTGGCCGGCGAGTTCCGCCCGGCGCAGCCGCTCCAGATCCCGGAACAGCTCCGGGCTCTCGCTGGCCACCAGCTTCAGCGCGGCGCCGTATTTCAGCTCGGGATCCATCCTCTGGACTTCCGCGACCTGCGCGTCGATTGCCGCCTGGATGCCCTGTAGCGAGTGCATTTCCACCCCGTCGGCAGCCGTGCCTCGCTCGCTCAGATCCACCGCCGGCCGCATGGAAGCCGCCAGCGTCTTGAATCCCTCGGGATCGGCCATCGCCGATTTTTCGAAAAATCCCCGTTGCGCCGGTGTGATCTTGCCTTCCTTCACTGCCGCGTCGATCGCCGTCTGCACGTCCATTGCGCGCATCACGTCGCTTCCCACCAGCGCGCCCTCGTCATGCGGAAGCGAGGCGAAATCCCACCGCCCGTCACTCCCGCGCTTCACATCCGCCATCGACACCACCCGCAGACCCTCCACCTGCATTTCGGTCTCGGTGTTGTCGTCCGCCACAAGCCGAACCATGCCCGCGGCGCCGGCCCGAATCACTTTCGTGATTTTCACGTCTTTGACCTTCCTTCCTTCGACCGCGTCGCCGCCGTCGAAACTCCACCCGTCGCATGCCACCAGCGGCAGCTCCGGCAAACTCTCAAACAGCGGTTGCTTGGTCAGTGCGATGCTGGTCACCGTAGCTCCCTGCTGTTCTCCCGTCTTCTTGTCGCGTATCGACCAGTCGATCACCGGCGACACGTATTTGTAGTCCCTGGCCGCCACGCTCTGCGCGCCCTGATCGGTATATGCCACCCAGCCCCACAGCACCCCGCGGCCGTCCGGCGCGTCCTCGATCCGCTTCAGCCACCCGGCCGTCGGTGTCGGCACGCCTTCCCGCGCATTCAGGGTCGAGTGCTCGTAGTCCAGCGGAATGTCCGCCTCGCGCTTCTGGAAGTTCGCCACGATCTGGTCGAGATCCTCGCGTGTCACCGCGAACTTCTGTTTCCCTTTGTAGCCGCGCGTAATCAGCGCTACCGGGATCCGCTTGAGCCCGTCCGCCGCCGCGCGCGAGTCGCCGATCAGCAGGCACAGCCGCGGTCGATCTTCCACGTTGTCGATTGTCATGCCATCACCGTGATGAACAGATTGCCGCTGGCCGAGTCCTGGATCGCCGCGATCAGCCAGCCGCTCGTGATCGCGAAATACTGCACCGTGTTCGCCGGCAGATAGCAGCAGGTGCCGTTGGCGTTCGCTGTTGGGCTGGTGCCGAATGCCAGGTGGCAGTTCTGCGTCGCCACCACACGCACGATCGCACCCGCGATCGCGCCCGACTGCGCCGATGTCGCCGTGAACGCCAGCTTCTGGCTGGTGCCCGGCGTCAGCGCATCGTCCAGAACGTGCAACTGGTGCACGCCGCCAATATTGGTCGTCTTCAGCACTCCGCGCGTTCCCGCCAGGTCCGTCGCGTGCCAGTCGCCCGCAATCAAATTATTCGCTACGTTAGTCGTTATCGGCACTGCTTCCTCCTTCGTCGCTGAACACGTACACAATCACGCACCGGCACTTGTCGCCGCCGTCGCAATCCGGATTCGGCGTGTCCGGCAGATCGTCCGGCGTGTCCGCCGTCTTCCCGTCGGCGTCGGCGCACTCGCCGCAGGTATTGATGTCGAGCAGCGCCGAGTAATAGCAGCTCCCGATCTCGTCTTTAAACTGCTCGTACCCCGCGTCGCGCCCCTCGGCGAAGGCTTCGTTCGCACCCTCGCCGGCCACCCCGTCGATCCACTTATCGCTCTGCCCGTCTAGGTCGCTCTCGATTCCCTGAATCACCTCGCCCTTCGTGGCGTCCCCCGTGTTCCGCATCCGGTTCGCCGCCACGTTCGCCGCCCGCGCCGTCAGGTTGTTCTCGAACTTGCTCACTACCGCGTCGGCAAATAGCCCCACCTGGTCGCGCTTCTCGGCCGCCACCACGGCTTCGCGTATCTGCGCCGCGTCCGCCGGCTTCCGCCCCGCGAGCTGCCGCGCGCGCTCTTCGGCCACCTGCCGCTGTCCGAAGCCGGCGAGCCCGCGCAGAATCTCCTCCACTTCCGCGATCAGCTTTTCGTCCGCGGCTGCCGACACGCGGTGCAGGTTCCGCACCGGCGTATTCACCAGCTTGTTGACGATCTCCGCCTGCACCCGCCCGCGCGCCTTGCGCAGCGCCGCCGCCACCTCGTCGCGCCCCTTGTCCAGCGCCGACACGATCTCCGCGGCCGCCAGCCATTGCTCCGGCCCTCTTGGCGGACGCCGCAAATTCAATTCGCTCGCGGCCACGGCCTTGCCGCGCTTCCCGGCCGCGCCGCCTCCGTCCCACGGGCCGGCCGGCCGAACGTCCTTCGCGTCTCCCTGTCCAGCCTGCTCGCCCGCATTCGCGTCCGCGCCCCCTCCCGCGCTTTCCGGCTTCTGGCCCGGTTGCTGCCCGGGGAGATTTACCTGCCGCTTCGCCCGCTCCCGGATAATCGTCGCTGAGTCCGCCTCCGGAGCGCCCATCAGCTTTCGTATCCACGCCTCCAGCTCCGGCGTCGGCGTAACCACATTGCCCTGGCCGAGTTGCCCCAGCGCCTGCGCGATCGCGTCGAACTTTAGCGCCATCACGCTCTGTGGAATAAGCTGCGGATACCTTCCCGGCTTGATGCCGTCGAAGTTGAAATCCACCAGCCGCTTTACCGTCGTCTGCGAGATGCGCCGGCCAATCAAATCCGCCGTCGCCTGTAGGCCCATGAAGAAGAAATCCGACATTGTCTCACCCAGCGAACGGTTGCCGGAGCTGTGCCCCGAAGAGCCCATCATCATGAACTGCGCCAGGCCCACTACGGTGATCATTGTGCCGTGATGCTGGATGGCATCCTTCGGATCCCGCACCGTTCCCGTCACACCCTCCAGCGCGAACTTCCATTCGGGCGGCAGCAATAGCCCGGTGCGCTCGTTGGCCGTCAGCGCGGTGAGCCACTCGAACGCCGTCGCAATATCTTCCTTTTTCGCGCTGGGGCCCATCGTAATCACCGGGACGCCCAGCCCGTTGCGCTCGCAGGCCACCGCCTCGATCTTGTAGAGGTTGTTCTTGATGAACCAGTGCTGGTACATTTCGCGCAGCAGCGCCCGGCCCGTGAAGTTCGCACCCTCCTGGCGAAAGACGAACAGCGTGCTCTTGTCGAGAGGCACGTCCGTCCGGATGTATTGCCCTGCGCGGTATCCGAGCTGCTCAATCGTCTCCAGTTCGTCCGTCCCGGGTTTGCACAGCCACCGGTACCACGTCAGCGGCAGCCGCGCCGCCAGCTTCTTCAGCCGCACGCGGTTCTGATCCACGTAGTAGACGTCCTCATGCATCGACGCGCCGAAATCGAACATCAGCAGCGCGTTTTCCAGCACCGCGTCAAAATCAATCTCGCCGTCGAACATTTCCTGCTCGATAAAATCCGTCGCTTCCTGCTCCGTCGAGTTGGCGTCTTCCGGCGGCTGTACCATCCACTCGCCGCCGCGGATCGGCAGCTTCGACGCCCACAGCGTGGCCGCTACCTGTGCATCCGACCGCCGCATGCGCTCGTATACCATGTACGCCGTCGGCCAGCTCAGGTCGGCATTGTATTCGCCTAGCTCGCGCAGGAATCCGGAGAAGATCGGTGTGCCCGTGGCGCCGATCTCGCGCATGTCCGCGGCCGTCGCCGGCACGCCCTTCTGTCCGCCCCCGGGTGCGACATTCCACGGCTGGGAAACCTGCCCGATTTCCGTCCCCGCCGGCACTGCCGGTTGCGGCGGTCCCGCCTGCCAGTCAGATGGCGGTTGCGAGGTGAGTCCCAAACTGATCAGTTTCGCCATTAGAAGTCACGCTCCATTAACCCCGCCGACACCGGCCGCCCCACCAGGCCGCAATCCTTCGCCGGCACATACACCCGCCCCGGCCCTTCCGCCGCCGACACCATCAGCGCCAGCGCCCAGAATTCATCCGCGTGTCCCTGGTCCGTCCGCGTCGCGTCGAACCGGATGATCCCCGTCGGCCCCACATACCTCTTGATCGCCTGGCACGCTCTCCGCAGCTTCGGCGATTCCGGCAGCCGCAGCGTCCGCTCTTCGAAGCGCTTCTTCAGCGTCACGGCCATGCGCTCTTTCACGGGGACGGTCACAATTTTTCCTTCGGTAGTTTCGCCACCGCTCTCGACGCGCGCTCCAAACTCCACCGGTTCCACGCACGGGAACTCCTCATGCAATTCCTCGGCGAGCTGCGCGCCCAGCCCCGTCGCATCCATCGCGAACCGGCCGCCGCCCTCGCTCACCGCCGCCGCTACTTCCCTCGCGACTTTCTTCTGGTCCGCGAACCGCATGCGCGCCATTTCGATCATTCCGCGCACCACCACCAGGTCCGCCATCGGTTCGCCCACCACAATCACCGACAGGTCGCGCTTCCTCGCCACGTCGAACCCCGCGCACAGCCCCGGCCGCGATTTCCCGTCCCACACCGCCGACGCTTCGTCCGACTCGCACGCCAGCACCATCTCCAGCGGAATATAGTTCTCCGCTCCCGACACCGGCACGTTGCAGTAGTCCTGCAGCCAGATCTCGTCGTCGCCGATGGCCTTCTTCTGCGCCTCGATATCTACCGGCATGCCCTGCTGTTTCGCCATGTAGATATCCACCCAGTGCCCGCTCCACCCCTCGCGCTTCACCGGCTGCCGTTTCGGCCGCACGCCATCGTGCAGGCCCAGCATTTTCGCCAGCTCGTAAAACTTGTTCTCCGCGCCCTTGAACGTCGAAGCCACGCGCACCTTATAGCCGCGCGTCGCGCGCGTCATCATGGCCGCCCAGATCGACCGCGAATCGCGATGCAGCGCGAACTCGTCCAAAAACACATCTCCCGAATACCCGCGCGCCGTATCCGGATTCGCCGGCAGCGCGATAATCCGGCCGCCGCCCGGGAAGATCGCCCGATGCTCGATAATCTCGGTCGAGCCGAAAAAGCCGTCTTCGAACTTGGCGTCCCAGGCCCGCGTGTGCATCTTGATCTTTTCCATCAGCTCCACGCTCTGCCGTTCGCTCGCCGAGAGCATGATCCCCAGGTCCGGTTTCTTCAGCCGGTCCATCGCCATGTCGAGCGATGTTCCGAACGATTTCCCCGACTGCACCGACGCCACCACCCACTTGAACCGGCTCTCGTCGGCGATCCACGCCTTCTGCCAGTCGAGCAGCGGAACAATCGGCTTGGGGCTCTCGTTCACCGCGCGATCCTCAGCAGCTCCGCCGCCTTCACCGGCAGCTTCGCTCCGCAATTGCACCAGGCCGTCTCGCTCACGCGTTCCGTGCGCGCGACGATGCGCAACCCGCCGCCGATCCGCATCCACGTCTGCGTCTTCACCACCGCCGTCGCAAACCCGTTTTCCACGGCATCGCACCCGCACTGCGGGCACTTCACCAGCCTATTCTTGGTGGCGCTAGGCGATGCCATAAATGCTCCGGATCTCCTCGATCCTTTGTTCCGGCGTCATCTTTTCGGCCGGCTTCTCCATCACTTCCCTCACGCGCCGATCCCGTTCTTCCATCAGCGCCATCTTCCTCTCCTGGACGGCCGCGTTGCGCTCCCGAATTTCCAGCTCACGCTTCTTCAGCCTGGTCTTCTCGCCCTCCAGCGCCAGCCCCTGCAGCTCGATCGGGTCGGCCCCCGTCAGCGAGTCCGGGTGCTCCATCAGGTGGCTCTGCGCCAGCGCCATGATCTGCTCGCTCGCATCCATTCCCCCCGCTTTCATCGCCGCAACCAGGTCTTCCATCCGCTCGCGCCCGATCCGCCGCCGCTCCACTTCCGCGCGCCATTCCGCCGCGCGCCTGGCGATCGTCCGCTCCGCCACGGTCTCGCCGGTTGCGTCCTTGATGGCCTGCGCAATCCACGCGCTCGCCTTCTGCGCCGCAAAGCCCTGCACCATCACGCGCCGCCCCTCCGGCGAAAGCGCATCCGTGACTTTGGCCAGCCGCGCCACGCTAGAACCTCACCCCCGGATTCTCCGGCTCCGTGCCGTCGATCAGCCGCAGTCCCTTCGGCAGCAGTTTGCAGAACACAATAGCGTCCGGATCTCCCGCGCCCAGCCGGTCGCGCCGATACCCCGGCGTCTCGCCCGCCCGCACGATGCGCACGTAGCCCTCATCGGAGAGGTACACCAGGTGGAAGCCCAGGTCTTCCATCGACATCGGGTAGCCCAGCAGGTCGAGCGCGCCCGCCAGATCGGCCGTCCGCGTCAAGCGCCCGGAGTACTCCTCCATCAGCGCGTGCAGAATCATTCCCCGCTCGCGCGCGTGCCGTACATTATCGAGCGTCTGCGCCATTGCGTGCCTCCACCAGCTTCTCCAGCATTTCTTTCATGTCGCGGATCGATCGCGATTGCACCCGCACCGCCAGCAGCACTTCGTGCTGGTCCGTCTGCCCCGCCTGCACCGTCTGCGCCAGTTGCGTCACGGCCGTCGCCTGTGTCACCATCGCCACAGTCTGATCCCGCGACGCCTTCAGAAACTCCCCCAGCCACTTATCCGCCAGCTTCCACAGCAGCCAGCACAGCAGCGCTGTCGAGCCAAACTCCTGAATCGCTTTCCACACCAGGTCGAAGCTCATAATCCTCAATTCACTACGACGATGCGCCTCTTGGCGCTTGCGCCCACGGTAGTCAGACTCCCGACAGTGAGGAAAGACGAAGGCGCCGATTGGTTGTTGTACTCCGTGGCAATCCAATTCGCGGAGCGCTGCGTAGTCGATACCCTGTACTCGTCCGCGCTGAACGCAAGCAGTGCGCCGCCGGCGCCGCTGCATGCGTTGCCGAGCGAGATGTCCGCCCCTGTATAAGATGCGTAGCTGCCGGTGTTCGCATTGGTGCCTACCTGCGCGCCATTGATGTACGCAAATTCTCCCGATGCGCCGACCGAGCCAACCACATATGTCCAAGTCGCTTGGGAGAGGGCCGCGCTGGGCGTGGAGGTGATTTGGGACGAGCCGTTGTAGGCGTAGAAGTGCAGTTTGTTCGCCGCGTCCAAATACAGGATTTTGTCGCAGGCGCCGCCCACATACCCCTGCTGAAAGCCGCCAATGGTGGACGCCGCTCCCGGCAAGGTCGGGACGTACATCCAAAGGCTCACCGTGCCCGGCGAAGTGTTCACCGTCTTCGCTCCCATCACCACGCTGTTCGTGGTGGCGGGGAGATTGGCGCCGCCGTCGATCTGGCCCGCTGCCGCGGTTACGACGCCTCCGTTTGTGCCGGTATCGGCATTCGCGCTGGAATCCGCCAGAGACAGCGTGGACCCGTTCGGCAGGTGCCAGATCGAGACATAGTTACTGTCCCACGCCGCCCCCGTCGCGCCACCCTGAAATGCGCTGATTGCGGAGTTCCCGACGCAAAGGTAGAAGCTACCGCTCGCCGTCAACGAGGGCACCAGGACCCAAGCCTCCATAGCGCCGGTCGAACCAACATAGGTTGGCATCTCCCAGTTCATCAGCGTCGGCGAGGAGCAAGCGGTCGAGGAAAACACGATGTCGTATCCATAGAGGCTGGTGGCATGGCCCCCGCTGCCGGTCACCGCCAGGCCGCTGACCGTTGGGCATCCGTTGCCGTCTCCCAGCGTCATGTTGGCGCAGACCAGCACCGTGAAGTTGCTCTGCGACGCCGGAATCTGGCTGGAGTTACCCAGAGTGATGACGCCCTGGTAGCCGTACCCGGCGAAGGCAGGCAGGGCAACCGCAAGCGAGAGGAAGAGTTTTCTCATTGTCAGTTCACCGTGTAGTCCACACTGCAATTCAGCGCCGTGGGCGTTCCGCTGATCGATGTGATCGTGAGCACCACCGGATTATGGGCTGCCACCGCGCAATTGGAAGTCGCGCCGCACTGGCTCGATCCGTTAGCGAAGGTCGATGTGTTCGCGCCACCCGCGACCGCCGTGAGGTCCGAACCCAGCAGGTGCGCCCCGCTGTCGGTCCCAATCGCGCCTTCTGTGCGCTTGTCGAGGTTCATCACCACGTTGGTGGAGCCCTGAACGGCACAGTATACGCGTGTCAGCGCGATCGCTGTGGCTGGATTGATTACCAGGATCAGGCCGGAATCCGACGCCGCCGGCGCCAGGTCCGTCACCGCGGCCGTGCGGGTTTGCAAACCGCCGACTGTCAGATTTTCATTCGCGCTCAGCCCCGATGCGTCCAATGTCGCCAGGGCCGACGTGCTCGCACCGAAAGAGAGCTTGCCCGTGGTGGACATCGCGATTTCCGGTCCACTGGACGGCGCGACGTTGTTGGCCGCATATTGGTTGACCCAACCCACTGCGGGATTGCTGCCCGCAGCGGGAACCACCATCTGGTGCCATGTGCCGTCCTGGGCGGCCGAGCCCGTCCACCACGACGCCGCCAACGCCAGGTCGGCAGAGGAGTAGTTGGCGGAAGACGTCGCCGTGCTCTGCGGGAGGTAGGTCTCCGTTGGCAGGCCGCCGGAGTACCCGTCGTACTTCAAGGGCGCGACGGTCGTGGAGTTCACGTCCACCTGGGTGTACAAACCGCCGTTGTAGATCGAGGGCAGGCTGTTGTTGCGCGTGGCAACCATCGTCACGCCCTGGTAGGCACTGGAGGAATTCTCCATCCGGAGCGCACCGCCCTGGACGCCGTTGCCATTGTTCCCGGTGAGGATCCACTCTCCGTTGTACTTTGCGAGGCCGATGTTGCTGCAGCCAACAAGGATGCAGGTCCCTGAGTTTGTCTGTCCTAGATAGAGATCGTCCGTGCTCCGTTCGTAATTGTCGGGGCCGATGGCAAAGTACCCCGCCGTCGAGCTGGGAGCAAGGTATCCCTGGCCGTCCGTGCCGGCCCAAGTGATCGGCGCCTGGCCGAGGCCCGTCCCGATGGCCATCGCGGCGGTCGTCGGGCTGCCGACATTCACGCCCGTCGCAACATTGGCCATTAAGACGCCGTTCGTGAAAGCCACTGTTTGGCCGCCCTGCAACGATTGCCCCGTCAGAGAGATGCCCGCTTGCTGCGTGACGGAGCCGTTGTTCGACACTGTGACGGATGGGCGGTGCGCGCCGCCCGGACTGTATTCACCCCGCTGAATCCACAAGGATTGGGTGTCGGAGTACGGCGTGATCGCCAGTTCCACCAAGTCCCCATTCGTCCAGGTGAAGGTGTTGGTGTCCAACACCACGGTGGTGCCGCTGGAGTAAAGCACCTGGGCGCATGGACTGATCTGGTAGGTGCCCGCGCCTGGGCCGTACCCGTGGTACACCGCGTCGCCTGTCACGCTCATCGAATAGATGTTGAGCGAGGTGCCGGAAGTGACAGACTGGATCTGGTACCAGGAGTGCAAAGGGCCGGTTGTGCCGGTGTTGTTGAACGGGACCCCTGTATAGGTGTCGGCCGCCAGGTAGATGCAACCGGGGTTCATGGCGTCGCCGCCAACCATACCGTTCGCCCAGCTTGTTCCGCTGCCCGTGAAAGCGCTGGTGGTGGTGGAAATTGCACTCACCGTCCCCGTGGCGTAGGATCCTCTCGACAGGTCCACCAGCACGCGGTTTTGCCCGAACTGATACGTGCTGGCCACGCTGACGACCGCCGCCGGAGTCACCGTCGCGGCGCTCGCATAGTTTGCATTGAATACCCCAGTCAAGGTGCCGCTTCCCACGGCAGTGAGATTGACTGCGATTTCGTTGGGGTAGCCGGTTGGCGCCGATCTTCCGATAACCACCCAGTCGCCGGCGCTGCATCCGGTGGAGCTGGCCACCGTCACAGTCTGCGCCGTAATCGAGGCGGTCACAGCCTGCGTCAAGGTCGTATTGCACGATGTTCTCACCGCGCCAGAGGAAAGGGTCGTGAGGGTCAGGAAAGGTTGCTGCTGCTGCACCCACCGGGCAATGTAGCTGCCTTCGTCCCCGGCGATGGGGCCGCCGGCGTAGGTCAGGGTGGCTCCTTCGACAATGTTGTCGCTCATTCCATAGGTGGTCTCGGTTTGATTGGTAACCTGCTTCTGCCCCGATGCCCCGCCCGTGGTTGTGGAGTTCACCGCGATGAAGGTTTTTTTGGCGTTCGTTCCGCTGCCGTATAGCGCCTGTCCGTTGGCAATGTTCAACTGAAGATCGGCCAGGTTCTCGTCGCTGTAGTTGGGGTTCGTGCTGACGGAAGTGGTCGTCGATTGGACATTGATGGCATCAGCCCCATTCGCATTGCCTGTGGTGTTGGGGTTTGTGACGGACATCGTCAGGCCGGGAAGAAATAGGTTCGCTGTCGTAGAGCCCGAAGCAGGAATGGCCGTGCTCCCGATGAGGCCGCCCAGTAAGCCGGCGGCATTGTACTGGAGGGTCCCGGACGATCCGCCCGGTGTGCTGCCGCCGCTCGCCGTATGGCAGTTCCCATCTGCCCCGAGATATTGAGTCCCTGAGCAGGAGCTAAACAGCCCCACAACATTGCTGGCCGTCGCCGCCACCGGCTGGCTGCTGGAATTCGTGCCCAGCAGCGCGGCGCTCGCCGGCACGGTGCCGCCGTTCACCGCATTTGCGCTCACCGACTGGTTCGCGACGCCGTTGATCGACTGCGCCCAACCCGCCAGCGGTAATGCCAGTAAGAGTAGTTTCCGCATTTCAGCTCCTATTGATTAACGATTCCGGGAGTCGATGCGTACAACGTCGCGCCATCCGGTGAGGTGAATTCCTGCTGGCTGCATTTGTTTACGGTGGTCCCTACAGTGATGCCGCCATGCACGGAGGCCGGCCAAGTGAAGGTCCCGCCGGTTGAGCCCTGGCAAATGATGAACCTCCACCAGCCGCCCGCGGTGATGTTGCTCACGCTCGCGGTCGCGTTGGTGTTCAAAGCAGCGATGTATTGGACGTTGCCGAGCGAGAGATCGAAAGCGGGGCTGGCACCGGACGCCACCGTGTTAACGGCGTGAGTCTGTGTCCGGGTGAACGTGTTCAGGCCGAGGATTGCCAGGCTGGCGGATGCGGGTATCGATGTGCCGTTGACGCTCGTACTATTGGCGAGCGCCGCCGGCAGGTAGGTCGCCGGAATTGTGCCGGTAAGCGCGCCCGCCGCCGCCAGGTTCAGCGCGCCGAATGACGGGTTGGCGCTGGAACCTCCCGACACTAAGGCGAGCCCACTGGTGGACGATGGGGTGATGCCGCCCACCGTGGTGCTCGTCGCGAACACGCCTATCTGGTATTGCGCTGGAGTGCCGCTATTGCTCAGATTGCCGCCGCCCGATGGCGTGGCCCACGTCCCGTCTCCGCGCCAGAAGGTCGAGCTGGAGGCCCCAGTCCCGCTGCCCAGATTCGCCACGGGAAGGTTACCGGTTACGCCCGTGGAAAGCGGCAGTCCGGTGCCATAGGTCAGCGTGATGCTCGACGGCGTCCCGGCCGCGCCGCCACTGGCCAGCAGCGTTCCCGAAGTCGGAAACGTCACCGCGGTATTGGCGGTAAGCGTGGCGCCAAACGTAAACGCGCCGGTCATCGTAAAGCTGCCCCCAAGCGAAACCGCCTTGCCGCCGATGCTGCCCACCGTGGTTGCGCACGCGCCGGCCGAGCTGGTCGCGTCGCCGGTCAGCGCGGGCAACTGCGCGCACGTCGCGGAGCCAGACAAATTATTGAAAGTCGGCTGCGCCAGGTGGGGCACGCCGGAGGTGTCGATGTATTGCACCCAGTTGTTGCTCGACAGCGCGATTGATTCGATCCCGCCCAGCGCGCTTGCGGTCGGGTTGGGCAGGATTACAACCTGGCTGCCTACCCCGTTGATGGTCATCGTCTGCTGCGCGGACAACGCCAGCGCAACCGCGAGGCCCAGCATCAGTCTCTTCATTGCTTTCCCTCTTTCTCGGCGGACGCGCCGCCCGCTTTCGTTTTCGGAACGCAGATCAGGTCTATGAGCCCCTGATCGTTGCGCACGTATTGCAGCTCCGCGTCATTGGCGGCGCAGAACGCGGTAGCCTTGCGCGTTGCCTCTCCCTGCAATGCCATCGCGTGCTCGATCACCCACGCCTGCCGCCAATACTCGCTGGTGATGTCGGTCTGCACGGCAAAGCGCGGGCGGATCTCCGGCGCTGGCGACGCGGGTTTGTCTTGCCCCCACAGCCCGGCACTCAGCAACAGTAGAACCGCTCTCTTCATTGGTTGACCGCTCCTGGATTTAAGCCCAACAGCGTCGAGCCGTCGAGCGAAGTAAACGACTGCACGTTGCGCTTGCCGCTGAAGGAGCCGATGGTGAAGCCGCCCAACACGGCTCCCGTCCAGGTCACCGAGTAGGCCGGTGAGCCCTGAACGAAAGTGATGGTGCAACCGCCGGGTACCTGGCAATACGCAGCGTTGGCGATAACCGGTGTCACGCCGCCGGTCAATGTGATGATCTGCTGGGTGCAGAGCGAAAAGTCGAAAGTGGGTGTTGCGCTGAACGCGACCACCTGCAGGCATTTAGGCGTCCCCCCGCAGATCCCCGGCGCCCATGTCGCTCCCGTCCAGCACAGCGCCTGGCCAATTGTCGCGCTGTCCTGGCTGAGCTGCTGCGGATTGAAAGTAACTCCCACCGCCGGCGCGACACTTACTCTTACCGCCGCAAGTCCCAGCGCCGTTCCACTGGTAGGTATCACCCAGTGATCCGTTCGCGGCGCCGCCCCGACTAACTGCCACGCCGCCGTGTAACTCGTGTTGCTCGGAACGCCGGTGTCGTTCGGCTCTAAGTTCACCGTGAAAGCGCCATTGATGACTTTTACAATCACCGGGTTAGTATCTACCCACGTTCCATCCGCCGCCAGAAATGCCGCGGTCGCCGTGATAGTGATTTTACCCGTCGCAAGCGTCTCCCCGTCGCCAGCCGTGATCTTAGTCTGCGACACCGTTGTGGTGGCCATCGCCGCCAGCGCCGAAGCTATCCACAGCAAGCCGAGTTTCTTCACCGCGCCATCTCCCGCTCGACCGCGTCCACCATAGCCGCCGTCCAGCGCACCCGCCCCGCCAGCGCCGCCCACGCCAGCAGCACCGCCGTTTTCACCTCGATCTCGCTCTTATGCCGTATCTGCGCCATCCAAATCAGAGTCCTGACGTCCGACCCGCTCAACTCCATGCGCTTGCGGTTCACCGCGCGCTCCGCCGCGAAGACGATAAGGCGGCACGGCCGGCTCCCGGCCCCGGTCCCGCCGCCGCATCGCCCGCGAACGCGCGGGACGGCGTCGGGCCATCGGCCCGTGTGCGCTTTGTTGCGCCTGTTTTTGCCCCGAAACCCGCGTCCGCAGTCCGTTCGTTCGCCATCGCCAAATCAATCCTGCCCCAATTTGTTTTCGCCGCCAAGCGCCCGCAACTGCTCCGCCGCCAGCTCGCGGATCTGTTCGGACGGGTCGTCGAGCATCGCTTCCAGCTCGCGCCGCCCCAACCGCCGCGCCGGCGCCTGGTCTTCGATCCGCCGCTCGGCCGGCGGCGCGTACCGCGTCGCGCGTTTTTCCTTCGCCCACTTCTCCGCCCGCAGGCACCAGTTCCAGCAGAACCGCCCGAAATTCGAGTACGGCCGGCCGCGGTGAATCTCGGTGGCGTATTCGCGAGCCGACTTCAGCTCCGCATCCACGTCGATTCGCGCTCCGAATCTTTCCCGTAGAGCCGCTCTCTGTTTCTCGCTAAGAGAGTACTCCTTCACTTACGCACCAGGAGTATTGTGCCCAACACCAAACCTATTGCGCAGACTAACCACACCGTAGCCCAGATATAAGACTGGCGTCTAAGTGCCTGCTGTGTGACATACTCCGCCATTGCCCCACATACCCGGCAGTCGTACTGCGCTCTACAGTGCGAGACGTGGTATTCTAAGTCCTTCAGAACCGGGTCCATAAGTGGGTTATTTCCCATCCCTCCGGTTCATGGCCCGGATTCCTCCCAGCACCCGCACGAAGTCTTTCCGCGTCCGCATCTCGTCCCGGCCGCGCAACTGCCGCCGGATGAAGTTCCGTTGGCCCTCCGGCCCCAGTTGCCGCTTGGCGAATTCCTGCGCCAGCGCAATCAGCTCCTCGCCCGAGACCATCTCGATCCCGTCGCCTTCCCATCCGCGCGACGGCAGCTTGCTCCGGTTGCGCAGCGTCTTCCCCGTCCACTCCCGATAGAGCGACAGCAACTGCCCGTCCGTCACGTCCGACATCGAGTGGACGCCAAACCGCTCCGTGCACAGATCGTGCAGCGCATCGTGGTCGATTTTCCGCCGCAACGCCTCCGCATGCACCGCCTTGAAAATGCGCCCTCGAAATCCGCTCTGCAATCCCGGCATCAGACATCTCCTCCGAACGCCATCGATCGGAACCACACCTGGTCCACGCGCCGCAAATCGTACTCCGACGAATGCCGGCGAATAAACAGGACCACGTCCTGGTCCGCCACGCGATCTCCATTCGCGCCGCCCAATTCGCGCACCCGGCCGAGCAACCCGCGCCGCCGCCAGCCCTGCACAGTCTGCTGGCTCGCGCCGAAGCATTCCTGCAAATCGGTCATGCTGTAGCCGTCCCGCGCGCGCCTGGAGACCGCCAGTCGCTCGCACCTGGCCGCCACGCACCGTTCCGACCGTCCCAGTTTCTTTGCCATGCCCACCAGCGACACGCGCCCCGCGGCCTCGCGCAGATACACGTCATCTTCGGCCGTCCACGCCCGTTTCTCCACCAGCGTGATACCCAGCCGCTGCGCTTCCGCGATCCACGCTTTCCGCGGCCAGTCCGGCCGCCGCCGCTGCAGCCTGGTCAGTGCAGCAACCAACGCCGGCCGGTTCGGCGCCCGGTACGCCTCGCGCAGCGCGGCCGTCAGCTCGGGTGTGAAGACGTATTTTCGTCTGTCCCGCCCGAGTTGCCGCGCCCGGCATTCCCTACACGCATTGAGCCCGCACTGGCACATAAGCCTACCGGCAGATCCTCCCGTCGGTAATCAGATCCAGAAACCACCACTTCTCGACCTTCCTCAGGTCCCACTCTTCCGGCCGCGCAAACAGAAACGCCCGCACATCCTCATGGGCGATGTACCACGTATCCCCTCCCTGCCGCTCCGTCCGCCACGTACCTCTCTTCTCCGCCTTCAGCCATCCCTCCTCGATATAGTGCCCAACGCCTTTCGAGTCGATCCCCATCAGCGTCCCGAGTTGGTTGGCCGAATATCCTTCATAGGCGCGCACCAGGTCGAGCCGCTTACGCTTCAACAGGATGGCGTATTGCGATCTCGCGAATCCCGCCGCCGCCAGGCGCTTCTGAATCTCGGAGAATCCGTACTGGCAATTCGCCTCCAGGATGGCGACTTCTTCCAGACTCCAATTCTTTTCCTTCACGCGCGCGAGTCCGAGTTCCACGGCCCGCCCATGCACCTGGTGCGGCGGCCATCCGATCGCCTTTCCCGCGGCCCTGATCGCGCGCCGGTCGTTCCCATACACGAAAGCGTCGTAAGCCGCGCGGATCTGCCCGTCGATCTCCTCTGTCGGCCGATACTTCTTTCGTCCCAGGCGAAGCACCGCGGACCGCCGGTTTTCGTCCCCTCCCCGGTCCGCCTCGAACTCCACGTCCGCCGGCGCCTCCGCAATTGTGCCGAAGCTCCTCACGCCGTTTTCGCCGCCGTCTTTTCGCGCCAGACGTTGTCCTCGCACTCCACCAGCCCCCGCTCCCGCAGTTCGGCGAGCCGCTCCGAGCACTGCATGGCCGACACCCCCAGCACACGCGCCAGATCCTTCAGCGTCGCCGGCCCGTTCTGGTGGAGTGTAGTCAACAGCAGCCGCTGCGCCGACCCAACCTTCCGCGCGCCGTTCGTCTCCGCGGCCGGCGGCGCCGGCATCTTCAGCGCCCGCTCCACCGTCAGCGGCGGCTCCTCCGTCCCGACGATCTTGATATAGAGGATGTCCCCCTTCTTGCCCCACAGCACCTTCAGCCCCAGCTCCCGGATGTGTTTGAGCGCCGTATACCGCGCCGACCTCGCGATTCTCAGCGTCGATCCCTTCGGCGCGTCCTGCAGTTCCTCCAGTAGGTCCTTGTAGGGCGATATGGCGCCGCTCTCGCGGAACTTCAGATCCGCCGTTTCATCCGGGGTTACGATCGCAATTTCGCGCTTCGCCCGCGGCAGCGGTTTTTCCCCTGTCTTCTTCATGGTTCTTTCTCCATCGCGAGCTGTCCATACAGCTCGGCCAGCTCATGCTTTGACAGCAGCACCCGCAGCCGCCGCCACATTGCGAAAATCTGCGACCGGTATGCCGCCACGGCCGCCGCCAGATCCTCGGCGTCCATAATCACGAAATACCCGGCCGGTTCTTCGCGCCTCGCGCCGATCCGCGCCCGGTGTGTCACCACCAGTTGCTCCACGACGCCCTTGATGTCCCGCTCTGTCTTGCCCGTCGCCTTCGACAACATCGCGCGCGACACCGGATTCTTCCGCCCCTGGTGCGTCCAGATAATCTCCGCTACAATCCGCTCCATCGCCGTCGGTGTCACCTTCGACGCCGCAAACGGCCCCTCCGCCTCGCCGCCCTCGCCAAACAGATCAGCCACGGTCGTCTTCCTCCCACATCTCGACGACATCCCCATACTCGAGCCCGCAAGCCTTCGCGCACAGCCACAGCCACACGCGCCCCGGGAGGCTCATCCACATAAAGACGGAGACCCGCATTACGCCACCTCGCTCGGCGCATCCGGCCGCGCCGG